CTTCCTTTTTAGACCAGATTCCAATTATACTTTTTGCCACCAGCGGAGCCGGATAGAGAAATTCCAATTCCGCGCATTCGATCAGAATGTTTTCTTTTACGTTTTGCTTTTGCGCTTCCGTGAAATCTTCCGGGAATTCCATCAGGTCCAGGACCGTATTATCGTTTTGATAAAGGCCCATAATTGAAAGATTAGCGCCCCGACTCATTTCCTACATCCCCTTTCCAACCGTCGTCAATTTCCGTCTGCGGATTAACGCGCCAATCAACGGAAAGCGAAAGATCAAACATTTCGTTTGCTTTCTTCAATTCCTTCCGGATTGTTTCAAGCCATAGTTCGCAGCGCGTCGCTGTTTCTACGTTGTTTGCGTTCACTTCATCAGCAATCAACCGTTCGCGCTTGTCCGTGTTCGCGTTCGGAATTCCGATTTCGGTATCAAACATTGCTTCAATTTTCCGCATATCGGAAAGAACATCTGGCACAATGTACGATTCTTTGACATTCTGCGTAAACGGGAACCAGCGCGGGGTTCCGTCATCGTTTAACAGATTCTTTCCTATGACGGTAGCCGGGTCCCCTTCGGACAAATTATCGAACATTTTCTTGTATGCTTCTGCCTGTGCTTTGTTTTCAGCCCCAAACACGGTAGCGGATTTTGTGCTAACCAGGTTAACGCCCATTGCTTCGGAAGCCAGGGCCATCTGATCAGCATAGTATCCGACCAAATCCATGATGGAACCATAATCAGGCTGCAATTTCAGCAAAACACAATCTTCGTCAATGTTCAGCGTATACGTTTTCCGGAACAAAGGATTCGTGACAATCACATATGATGGCCTGTAATACAGATTATATCCGCCGGGCGCGCATTGCTGGCAAATTGTCCCGTACCGGTCATTATAAAAGACACTGATAAAGCCCTGGCAATAAAGCGTATACAGAAAATAATCCCGGTCCCATTCTTCCGGAAGATTCCATTTAAAAACGGAAATTGCTTTCTGCAACAAGTATTTCCGAAAGTAATTCCGCAGCCTGGTATTTTTAACATGGACCGTTGAAGGGCTGCGCTGCGCGTTGTACAAGTTTATCATATCATAACTAAACGGTTGCTTTTCGGACATGATATCCCTTCTTTCTTTTATTGAATGCGAATAATAACCACGTTTTGAAAGTTCCCGGTTCGGTCGGATGCAGCTGGAACCAATCATACCAATACTGAGCATTCTCCCGGCGCTGCTGTCTTCCGGAGGGGGAAAGGCTGGACAGTTCCCAGCAGCTGGCCCAGACGTTCGCACATTCACCCGGATCATATGACGGATATGTTGTTTCAATTTGTTTATAATCCGCCCAGGTCAAGGAACCATAATTCATTTGCCAAAAATTATACTGCGCGTTATGCTGAAATTCAAAATCAAGGCGCGCCATTTGTCCATCCCCATCGTACCAATCATAACCGTTTGCATTGCACCAACCAAGAAGATCATGGCTTTGGTATGTGCTGCTGTAGCGATCCCATTGTAAAAGGCCTAAACCATAACCGCCGACGCCTTGCGGTTTCGTGTAATACTGCAACATGTAGGAATTTGGAACATCAGCGATTGATTCACCCTGATTAGGCAATATTGAATATTTTTCAATCGCGCCGGTTGTTATTCCTGATTCAACCTGTGCATTCCCTATTATTCCGGCTATGGCGTGTTCATCGTAACCTTGCAGCTGCAGCGCAGCGCGCATCCGGTAGGCATTATGCGTCTGATATTCCGACGGGGATAGATGAACCGATCCCCAGGGCGGATGGATCATATCACGCATGTATGTCCAATAATCGTTATACAATTCAGGATCCGCAACCGCCATAATATCACCACCTATTCAAAGAAAAATCCGCCGGTCATAAATGACGCTATTTGCTGCCGTTCCGGTTCCATGCAGGAAAGGGAAATATCCGGCGTATCAACCATAATAAACCCGGAAAGCGTGTTTAAGGTTTTAACCTGGCACAAAGGGCGTCCCTTTTGCGCATTATCGTCATCCGCAACAATCCGCCACTTTTGCACAAAATACGGATGGTTCGTATATTGTGTTACGCTTCCATTTGTTCCGCTTGTCTGCAGCTGCCCAACGGGATTTGATATCACATCACCCAGGGCGGAAAACGCAATTCCCGGAGCTGCGGAAAGTGTTTCACCTGCTGCGTTGAGAAAGCCCCATAACGAACCGCCTTTTCCATAGCCCACATTCTGATTTTGCGCTGCATTAACAAAAGCGCTAACGGTTCCGGAAATTGACATTGTTTCAAAAGCAGTAACCGATCCGCCGATATCAATGGACGATTGCGCAAGCTGAATAGGTACGCCCAGCGGAGCCGATACCCTGGCGATTACACCCATATTTGTATAATTATCTCCGCCTGTTGGCCGATCATGAAAAACAGTAAGGGTTGAATCGCCCAGGATCATATCCACGTTTAATTCAATTTTGATAAAATCTCCACCGATAATAGAATCATCATTAATTGGAATTGAACCATAAGGGGGATAAAATAACATACGATCAGCAAACGGAACATGGTCCAGGAAAACGCCCCGGTCAAAACGCTGCGGATGCCCGTATACCGGAATCCTGGCGGAATATGTTTTTACATAACCGTTCTGATTCAGCTGATATCCTTCTATTGATGTTCCCGAATCGGTCGGCGTCCACCATCCGAACGCAATTGAATTTAGATTTTTCAACGATCCTGGAATATCCGCCAGCGGAAAAGGCATCCATATACAGGATGATATATATTTGAAAGGATCATACAAAGTCTTCAGCAATTCAACCGGTAAAACATCAGTTATTGTCTGAACGTCCAGGGCCTGATCCGTCATGAACGCGTCGCTCATCATGTACGCCTTCAGCGCTGCCAGCTGTGCAGCCGACATCTGATAATATGTAACGGCGCCCATTGCATTGCCGGGATCATTGGATATCACGCCCAGGACATAATAACCCATGCCGTAAACCGTAAGGAAATCCGGCAAGCCCGTTGTTCCGTGAAGATCTGTAGCGTTTACCTGTGTTTCCGCCGTTGTCGGATATTGCAAATCAACAACCTGACCGTTATAATCGCTGGCTGCGCGCACAACATATTCCGACATATTGCCTATTTCTGTTTTATAACTTGCCAGCACATCAACAACACAATCTATCTGCCAAACACCATTCAACCACGTCCAATTCCGGACGAAATAATACCGGGAGAATTCCGAAAGATAACAATAATTCCACCCGGTGTTAATGTTAGCCGGAACACTTTTGATGATTAGCGTCGGCGCTATAATGCTTGTCGGCGCTTTCAGCTCGCACGGAAGCAAAGTATATTGTTCACCGTTTACCGGTTGCTTTGTTGAATTCGTCCGTTTGCTGAACGTATAAAACCGAACGTTCAAATTATCACTTCCTTCCTATTTAAATAGGGGACCGGGAAGGATTCCCGATCCCCAGGGCAAGTAGAGAACCCGGATGAAGAAAGCCGGGATTGTGATCCTTAATCCAGGAGCAACAGCGCGCATTTTTCAGTCGAGTCAAAAACGACCCTCTGTTTGGCATGCACATGGATATTTCTGTAGAGGCCTTTTGTATTAAGAACCGTAGACAGGACCCGACGATCCAGGACCGTCATGCCCATACAATCGCGGTCAAACATCAGGCCGACCACGTTTTCCACCACCTGAGCGGATCCGGTCACGACGGCGCCGTCGGTTCCGGTATAAACCGGCGTTGCGGAAACGGTATCCTTCGTCTGGATGCTCTGCCAGTACGGCAGCGCTTCGACATCAGCATACTTCAGGAAAGTATCATGGTAAGTGTCTGCCAGGACGCGCGCTTCAATCTGCCGGAGCAGCGGTGAATACATGTAAATACGCTGGAATTCAACCGGCGTATGGCGCAGGATGGGTTTACCGCTAATCACCGTCTGGAACATGGTGGAATTCGCGGTAAACAGGTCGGACAGCTCCGCGACTCTGGCATACATCCATTTTGTGAACGCGCCAAAGTTCGCCGGATCATAAATATCCTGTACCGTGAAGGAATTCCCGGTAAGGCCATTGTATTCGGTCAACAGATGAATATTCCGATCCGCTTTGTTTTCCGCTTTCATGGCAGCGATGGCATTACATACCAGGCCACGGCGCAGCCCTTCATTGGAAAGCTCCAGCCGGTTGGAAAGGTTCGTCATCAGCAGGGAAAGGAAAGAACCCAGCTGATCAGGACCGGAAAACGCTGTTTCCAGCTGATCTTCGAAAATGGTCATTTCGTCATAATAGACGGAAGCGCCGTAGAAATTCGTCTGTAATACATTGGGCTTTTTGATCGTCCAGGGATCGATTTCTTCGCCGTCACCGGACGCCGGGGAATGGCTGGCGTCGTACGTCGCGGGCCATGCATAAGCAGGATCATCCTGCCAATCAGTATCTGCAATGGAAAGTTTCCGCATCATACCGCCCCAGCGGAAAGTATCCATTTCCAGGCCGGTCATCTTCGCGGAATAGGGGCGAACGCTGAAAATCGTTCGTTCCAGTACATTGCTGATCGCGTTCATCACCGCATCACGGTCCGCGCGCAGCGCCATCTGTGCGACGGAAACAAAACTTCCGGTATCGGTCGGAGTAAGGACCGTCTGATTTGTGGCCTGTTTTACAATGCTAGTAAGCACCGTTGCCACCTGTTCAAAGGTTAGGGAATTAACTGCCATTCTCAATCATCCTTTCTTTTCGTTTCGGGCCTGATCATATTTTTCATGATCCGGTCAGTTTCATCTTCAAGGGAATCAGGTAAACCGCCGATTGAATCGCGTTTCCGGTTTTCAGCTTGCATGGTTTTTACTAAATCGGAAATGCTTTTTTCTATGCCGGAAAGTCGTTTCTCCATTGCTGCGGTATCCGCTGCCGGTCCTGGTTCAGGATCCGGCGCTTTCTGTTCCGGTTCCGCCTGCGCTGCCGGTTCAGCGTCGACCGGTTCCGGATCGTCTGCAGCTGCTTCCGCATGGCTGGTCATCGGTTCAGGTTTAACCAGGGATAAAATTTCTTCCTTAGTAAATCCGGCGTCCAGCATTTTTCCCAGTAAATCCGCGTTCATGTTAAACCCTCCAATTCTGATAATTTGTTACGGATTTCGTTTATCAGGGAAACAATTTTGTCATGATTATTATATGTAGGAACCGCCCCAAAATCAAGCATTTTAGCCAATCCGATCCGGTTGAACGCGGATAATGGTCGATTGCCAACACCATCCCGGATAACCGCGCCGGATGAATTTTTTATTTTTGTTGAATCCCGTACAATATCATCGCCAACAAAAATGCCAATATGAGAATAGTTTCCCAATCCATCATAGTATCCCCGTTTCTTTTCATTCCCGGTATTATCCCACATAAACGCCCAGGCACCGACGGGAATATAACCGTATTGTTTTATACATTCCTCTTTTGTCCCGATCCATGATACCGCATGCCGGGCCATATCGTTTGAGCCTTTCCAATTATAAACCGCCCCGTTAGGTTGGCGGACCCCGATATCTTTTAATACCAATTCACAAAAGGCCTGGCAATCACATTGATCATATTTAATCGAGTCGTACTTTTTGTTTTTCGCCTGATCTGCGTACTGCTTTCCGGTCCGGTATACTTCTGCCATAATCATCCGTCCTTTTCCAGCTTGTCCAAAAGTTTCTGAATGACTAACGTGTTATTGTTGATTGCTTCCGTTATGTTTGATTCCTGATCATGAATGGCGTCGTTAAAGCTGATTTTCATTTCCGTTATTGTCTGCGTCAGTTTTTCGCTTTCTTCCTTGTGTGCTTTCTGTTCCGATTGCAGCATTAAAAACATTGCGACCGCGCAAGCAATCGGAAATCCTACCGTTTGAATAATGGTAATTAGGTCCTGCATAATATCACCACCTTTCTATATAAAAATCGGGCAGTTAGTTTCTGTCATGCCTGCGCCCAGGCGTCCCCACCCTTCCGGGGCTGCGTAGGGGAAGAAACCAACTGCCCTTTATAATTTAGCACAAAGCCAAATTATAATCAATCTTTGTCAAGAAGATCAAATGTTACATACCGGTTTCCCTTCTTGCTGGTATTAAGAACAATCACGATATCCGGCTTTTCTTCGTCCGGAAGATTTCCGAAAGCTTCCATATACTTCATAAATTTTTCAATAAAAGCTTTCACTTCCGTTTTATAGAATTTGCCGTCATGCCCGTTTTTAATCACAAGAACCTGACGTTCTGTGCCATCCTGCGCGGTATAAGTATGCGTATGAACCGCCACCGGGGAAACCACCATACCATCGCAATCCCGGATATTGGTATGTTTGTCGTTCATGGCCTTAAAGAGTTCTTTTGCGCTGAGTTCCATAAAATAACCACCTTTCATAATTCCGGATTAAATCCGGTTGATACCATTATAATACCATCAATCTGTTACAATTCAATAAAACAGAAAAATTATGATTGTTTCACGTGAAACATTATAAACCGAACATTTCCCGGAAAATCAATTCGCATTCAAACGATTCGAAAGAAACTGTTTTATTTACCATATAATAAACCCTGATCATGTAATAATCCAGCTGAAACATTTTTAGCGATATTCCGAAAGCATCATAAAACGGATCCGGGCAAACGGTAGCCGATACATAATACCTTCTTTCTGATTTGTGTTTATAAATACCGATTTCACCGACCGAAACGATATGATTGAATTCGCGCAGCGGTTCCGATTTGATCCGCGTTTCGTCGGTCCGGAATGCATTGTCCAGCGCCATCTGTATAAAATCGCTGTTTGCATTCTGATAAAGGACCGTTTCCGCTTTCCGGGAAGATATCGGAGAATCCAACAATAATATAATCATCCGGGTCCGGTCCTCTGATCGCCAAACGTATTGATTGCCCCTGATCATATTGAGAACGCGACGCATACAATGCCATCCGGTAAAATACGGGTTGCTGATTTTATTCGCGTTTCCCAGCATGATACACTTGACCGCCGGTTTTCCTTCCAACTCGCGGTTCCGGTTGACCGTTTCATAAAAGTTTAAAAACGCCTGGAATTCATTCCGAATCGGTCGTTCCCCTTCTGATAATATGAATTCATCAAATACAACATAATCGATATCTGAATAATCAACGCCCCTGATATTCGCCACGACAGACAACGCGACGCCAACCGCTGCCGTCCTTCCGCCTTTCTCATCATAATTGAACAGGACAGTTCCGGCGCTGGCGAACGGGATTATATTCAGGCCCATATCTGTATTAAGTTTCTTAAAAGGGTTTCCGGCTTCCTTCCGGCACTCTTCAAGCTGCGATTTTAACCGCCGGACATACAGAAACTTTTTGTTATTCTCAATCAGCCAGCGGAACGCCCCGTATGTTTTCCCGGTTCCGCGCGGACCGACGACCGATATAATGCTTTCAGGCTGGCCCATGATATAGGCCCAATTAACCCATCCGTTTTGATCATATAGTTTTGCCATATTGATCCTCCCGTACACCATATATTGAAGATAATTGATCCTTTTCCACATGTATTTTCAGCATGAAAAGAATTTCTTTCATTACATCGCGCGTTATAAACAGAATCTTTTGATTATTATTCTCCGCAACCGCTATTTTATTTTCAAGCGTTCTAATAATACTGTATTCCCGATCTGTCATTCTCTTTCCCTCCTGAAATCTTTATAAAGTTGAATTTCCTTCAATAACAGCGCATAATCCCGGGAATGCGTCATAACGTAAGTTGTCGGTATAATCGCCACATTTTTCGTTATGTGTACTTCCTTTCCTGTTTCCGGATCCTGATACATAATATCATCCGCATCATTGTACACCGCTTGCGTTCCGCCAGCCGTTTCCCATTTTACGCCTGGCTTGAATCGATCAAGGCTTTTCAATTCTTCAACCGCAAAAGAAGGATTATATTTTTCTCCATCCTGATCCGTCCATTCCGTTTCTTCATCAAGCGCCGTCGCGACTCCGGCCACGGTAACACCCATTCTTCCATTATCTTTGATATACGCGTATCTTTTCGCGCCCTGCGTGATAAATTGCTGATAATGCCCGTCTGATTCGAATACGCCTATATAATGCCGTTTACCGTTCATGTCATCCGCATAGGCACCGACCGTTTCGGCGCGTCTGCGGAGATCATCATTCAGGCGCTGGATTGGAACATCTCCCAGCGTTTTAACGGAATCTGTATCACAATATATTATCTTATCACCGCACAGCTTGATTGCGTCCTGCAGCTGCTGGCGCGCATATGCCGTCGTATAAACACCCCATTGATAAGGAAACGCAGCGCCTTTCAGGGCCTTTTCGATTTCTTCCGGCGTCATTGTT